ATTGCAGACATGTCTTCTGCACAATTAGATGCAGAGAAACATAAGCTTAAACCAAATTATGAGTGGGCTGGTAGACCAATTACATCAAGTGATTACAATAGCCACATATTAGGTAAAATATCTATTGGTATACAACCATGTAGATTAGATAAGACCGCACAATTTGGTTGTATAGATATTGATCCAAAAAATTATTCTACGTTTAAAATAGAAAATTACTTATCATTATTTCAACAATACAAGTTACCTTTAATACCAATGTTGTCAAAGAGTGGGGGTTTACATTGTTATTTATTTTTAAAAGAACCAATACCAACTATTGAATTAATCTCGGCATTAAAATCTTTTTTACTGCCTCTTGGACTAGATCCTGATACAGAGGTTTTTCCAAAACAGAAAGAATTAAAGGAAGATGACAAAGGGGAAATCAAACCAGGTAATTTTATTAATTTACCTTATTATAATAATGGTGAAACAAATAGGTACGCCGTTGATAAAAATAATAACAAATTAAATTTACAAAAATTTATAGAATTTGCTGAACAAAGTAAAATAGGTAAAGAAGAGTTAGATAAACTTGTAGAAGAAACATACAGAAATATTTTAGTTGGAACTAATGTAGAGTTTGAAGATGGGCCACCATGTTTGGCTTTATGTTCTAAAAGAAAATTAGATGATGGTAGAGATAGATTTATGTATAACTATATGGTTTTTGCTAAAAAGAAATATAAAGATAAGTGGCCAGATCATGTCGCAAACGCAAACTATAACTATTTAGAAACACCTTGGGATAAATCAAAATTAGATTCTAAAATAACTGCGTGGAGAAAAGATACAGCAGGTCATACTTGTTATGAAGATCCAATACATAGTAAATGTATGCGTAGCTTATGCTACTCAAGACCTTTTGGAGTAAAATCTGATAGCATCACAATGTTTCCAGATATTACAGACTTTGAAATAATAATGTACGAAGAACCTGAATATAGATTTAACGTGGCATTACCAGATGGCACAAAAGCTGGTGTTATAGCAAGCAACAGGCGACTAATAACTAAACAAACAGAATTGTTAGATTTAATATGGGAGCAAACAGGTATTTATCATGAACCATTAAAACCAAAAGACTTTAGAGCAAAGCTTACAGAGTTTAGAAAAAATTCTGTAAAAATAACACCGCCTGCAGGAACACAGATAGAAGATAGATTAAGAGAGGAGTTATATCAATATTGTGTTAATGGCCCACGAGCAAAAGAAAGAATACATATTAATAGTGGGTCTTGTTTAACAGAGGAAGGGCATCACTTGTTTAGATTTAATTCTTTCATAGATCACTTAGGATCTAGTTGGAAAATACCAGAAGAAAGAATAGCACAAAAATTAAAAGATAAATGTGGTGTAGAATTTAATCACTCTCTTAACGTAGAGGGTAAAACTTTAAAAGTTTGTAGGGTTAAACAATTACACATCGATAAGATAGAATATAAACCAGTTGAAAGAAAGAAAAGTAATTATTAATGAGATATAAAGTAGTAGGACCACCGGGTACAGGTAAAACAAGACGTTTACTAAACGAAGTGCAAAAATACGTAAAGAAAGGTATTAAATTAAATAGGATAGGTTATTTTGCATTTACTCGCAAAGCTGCGAACGAAGCAAGAGATAGATTTCTTAAAGTAAGAACAGAGCTTACTAAAAAAGATATTAAATATTTTCAAACACTCCACTCTCTTGCATTTAATCAACTAGGTTTAAGAGAAGAAAATGTTATGCAAGATTTAAATTACAAAGCCATAGGTGAATCTTGTGGTATACAAATTAAATATGCATCTTATGAAACAAATCATTGGAATGGTATATTTTCTTCTGATAGTGAATATCTAGGATTAATTAATTTAGCTAGAGTAAAACAAATATCTCCTATCGAACAGTTTGATTTAAATGAACACTTATCTAAAATAGAAAGAGATAAGCTAGAGGCTATAGAAGCTGAAATAAAAAATTATAAAAAAGTTTATGGTTTAATAGATTTTACAGACATGATACAGAAATTTTTGGATAAGGAAGTTACACCAAATTTTGACGTAATATTTATAGATGAGGCACAAGATTTATCATTAATACAGTGGTCTATGATAAATAAAATAGAAAAAGATACAGGTTGTGATGTCTGGGTTGCAGGCGATGATGATCAAGCAATATTTGGTTGGGCTGGTGCAGATGTAGATTCTTTTATAAGCTATGATGCAAAGGAGATACCTCTAACGAGGTCAGAAAGAGTGCCAAGTAGTATACAAGAAATTGCATTAAATGTCATCAATAGAATAGAAGAAAATAGAATTGACAAAGAATATTTTCCAAAGTTTGAATCTGGACAAATATATAAAAAATATAAGTTATCAGACATAGACATGTTACAAGATGATTGGTTAATTTTAGGTCGAACTAAATCTATTTTAAAATCTGTGCCAACATACTTAAAAAAGAAAGGTTATTTTTTTAACACAGCACAAGGTAATAGTATAGGAAAAAGTCTATATGAAGACATACATAATTGGAAAAAATTACAGAAGAAAGAAACTATACCTGACATACATTTACAAAGAATAAAGGAAAGAATAAAAGGCGACATGAATTTATCCTTGTATTGGTATGACGCGTTTAATTTGTTAACTGATAGTCAAATTACATACATGAAATTGTTACTATTAAATAATGAAAACCCTACAGAAGATGCAAGAATAAAAGTATCAACAATTCATGGAGCTAAAGGTGGTGAGGCAACAAATGTTGTTTTATTTTTAAATCATACATCAAATACAATTAAAGGAGCAAAAAAATCTAAAAGCAAACAAGATGAGGAATATCGAGTTTGGTACGTAGGTATAACGAGAAGCATGAAAAATTTATATTTAATTAAATCACAAAATAAATCAAAGGAGTTTAAAATATGACAGATAAAGATATGTTTAAATCAACAACATATAACTCATTAGAAGATCAGATTGGAGGAAAACATTATCGTTCAATGAAGATTCAGCCTGCAGAATTTATTAATGAAAATAAACTCTTGTTTGCGGAGGGAAATGCTATAAAATATATTTGTAGGCACAAGTCCAAAGGGAAAGAACAAGACATAAAGAAGGCAATGCATTATTTAGAAATGATATTGGAAAGAGATTACTCATGATATTTAAAGCACAAACAGAGTGGGTAAAACCTACAGAGTTTCCAGATCTTAGATTTTGTAAAGAAATTGCAATAGATTTAGAAACATATGATCCAGAATTAAAAACTATGGGATCAGGTTCTGTTATTGGTAAGGGTAAGGTTGTAGGCATTGCAGTTGCAACAGAAGGTTATTCAGGATATTTTCCTTTTGATCATGAAGGTGGTGGTAACCTAGAAAAAAGTAAGGTAATTCAATGGTTTACAGATATTTGTAAAACTACATCTACAAAAATATTTCACAATGCCATGTATGATGTTTGTTGGATTAGATCTATGGGCATACAAATTAACGGACAGATTGTTGATACTATGATCGCTGCATCTTTAGTAAATGAAAATAGATTTAGATATGATCTTGGATCATTAGGTTGGGATTATTTAGGTCAAGGTAAAAATGAAACTGAATTAACCAACGCTGCAAAAGAATGGGGTGTTGATCCAAAGGCTGACATGTGGAGACTACCCGCCATGTACGTTGGTAATTATGCTGAACGTGATGCGGAACTAACGTTAGGGTTATGGAAAATTATGCAAAAAGAAATATTGGATCAAGATCTTGAGTCAATATTTAATCTTGAAACCGATTTATTTCCTTGCCTCGTTGATATGAGATTTTTAGGAGTTCGCGTAGATACAGAACAAGCTCACAAATTAAAGTTACAATTAGCTGAAGAAGAAAAAGAATTACTACAAAGGATAAAAAGAGAAACGCAAGTAGATGTTCAAATATGGGCAGCACGCAGTATCGAGAAAGTTTTTCAAAAATTGTCCCTACCATATGAGCGAACTTTAAAAACAAATTCTCCATCATTTACTAAAAATTTTCTCTCCACACATACACATCCTCTAGTTAAATGTATAGCAAAAGCTAGAGAAATAAACAAGGCACATACAACATTTATAGATACCGTTATAAAACACGAACATAATGGTAGAATACATGCAGATATAAATCAAATTAGATCAGACACTGGAGGGACTGTGACCGGTAGGTTTAGTTACTCTAATCCAAATCTACAACAAATTCCTTCTCGTAACAAAGACTTGGGTCCATTGATTCGATCCCTCTTTATACCTGAGTCTGGTTGCGAGTGGGGATGCTTTGACTACAGTCAACAAGAACCAAGACTAGTAGTGCACTATGCATCCCTTGATCAAGATACAAGCGTCTTTGGTGTTAAAGATTCTTACTTACAAGATGATGCTGACTTTCATACTATTGTTGCTAAGATGGCTGACATACCAAGGTCGCAAGCTAAAGTAATTAATCTTGGTTTATTTTATGGTATGGGTAAGGCTAAGCTTCAAGCAGAGTTAGGTGTATCAAAAGAAAAAGCTGATGAACTATTTACAATTTATCATGAAAGAGTTCCGTTTGTAAAAAGTTTAATGAACTCTGTATCTAATAGAGCGCAACAACGTGGACAAATTCGTACACTATTAGGTAGATTATGTAGGTTTCATTTATGGGAACCAAATCAATTTGGCATACATAAAGCTTTACCATTTGACCAAGCACGCCAGGAATATGGAGCAGGCATCAAGCGGGCTTACACATACAAAGCTT